CTGCAATTTCATCCACTGGCCGACCGTAATCTTGAACGACCAGTCACGGCCGGCTGCAGTCAGAACTGCCGATCCGTCACCGATCATGGCGTCGCCACCCAGGTCGCGGTGACAGCGCCGTCCGACACTGCATTGATGGCGAGCGTTACATAGCCGCCGGCCTCGGCGGCGAATGCCTCCGAGTCGACGTGGAAATTGCCGGTGATGGTCTTGGTACCGACGCCTTCAAATTCAATCGTCACCCGCATCGGTACGCTGTCGGTCGACATCGCAATGTCATCCCAGTCGGGAACCGACTCAGCCGCCGCCACGCCTTCCCCCGTAATGGTTGCAGTCTGGCTCTGCACGGTACGGCCGACCCACACTGGCGCGTCCGGGTCGTCGCAGTCGGGAATGTTGATCTCCTGCAGGTTCTTGGAGATGGTGACGCCCTTTGATGTAAAGCCGCACGGCGCCGCGTAGACCGGCGGCGTGGCGTCATCGCCGATTTCAATGACCATTTTCCCCTGCTTTGCTACGGTCGGTTGTGCCATTGGTTTAACTCCTTTGAATGCCAGCCTCGAATCCCAAAATGCCGTGACTCGTCAGGCCGTCCGGATCACGGGTGATGCGGGTATTGCGGTGCTCGAAAAAGGTCAGCGCATTGGTGGCTAACGGCAGCGCTGACTCCTGGTCGTGCAGCGAGGCTCGCACCGCGTCGGCAATCTTCTTCACTTCCGGATAGCCGACCGCGCGCGACCAGCAGTCGATCTGCTGCGCGACGATCAGCCCGGTGATGCAGTCGGCATCATCGGCCACCGAATCGACCGGGCCGATCGAGATGTACGGAAACGCCGCGTTGCTCGGCACCGAGTCATAGATGCGCCCGTTGACCAGCGCAGTGACCGCCGGATCGGCTTTCAGCCGCGCCACCACAGCGCCCTGGATTTCAAGCTCTGGATTTGCCATGGCCTCTCACCGCCACAAAAAAGGCCGCTAACGCGGCCGGGCTTCGGATGGCACAGTTCCTCGTCTCAATGGTTCATCGCTTTCCTTGGCCACGCCTGTGGCGGCCTCCTCGGAAAAATCGGCCAGCCGCCGCTTGCGGCCAAAGACGATGGTGCCGACGCTGGCCGTCAACCTGGCGATCTGCTCGCGCCGCTTCTGGCAGCCGACGCAGGCCACTAAGCCACCACCGTCAGCGTCATGGCGTTCGACATCAGACCGTCCGGATTCGTCACCGTCACCGGAAACGTCGCGCCAATTGTCTGGAACAGGTTCTTCGGCGCCGATACCGTGACCTGACTGGCATTGACGAAGGTGGTCGTCACCGGCGTGCCACCGATCGACACCACGGCGCCGTTGACAAAGAACGAGCCGTTGATCGATGCCGCCCAGACCTTATCGAAGCGCGCCGTGTTCGGCGTCAGTGAGGAAATGACCGGCTGCGGCGGCACCGGCTCCGGGTCCGGCATCGGCGAACCGACGGCAGTAACCGTGAAGTTCACGATGTTGGACTTGATATCGCCGGGGTGCTCGATCTGGATTGGGATGACGCCGACCTTCGACTTGAAGTCAAGGACCAGTCCGCGCAGCTCGGTGAGCGAGATCAGATAGGTCTGCACCGGCTTGCCATCGAAAAGGATCTGGCCCAGGCCGCAGAAATTGGTGCCCTTGACCGTCAGCACCAGCGGTTCCGCGCCATCGGCCGGATATTCGGTCGGCGCCAGGCTTTCGATCGTCATCGGCTCGTAAGGCTCGAAGCAGAAGGTCCGGTAATATTCGGAAACCTGCTGCTCGGTCGTCACCACCCCGCCAACGATCAGGTCGTAGAGCTTGCGCTCGGCCTCGTAGCAAAGCCGCACATGCGCCGCCATGTCGGCATCGATGATGGCGAGGTTGGCCTGGTCCATCATCAGCCAGCCGTTGAACGCCTTGAAGTTGAACGGCACCGGGATTTCGCCGCGCTCGGTCCTGAGCCGCAATTGCCCGATCTTCCGCTGCGCCTCGCCATCGGTTTTTATGTGCATGCCGTTGGAGGCGACGATGCCGCCCTGCTCGGTGCGCCAGCGGACATCAGCCGAATAGGCGACGAGATCGGCAACAAAATCCTGTTCGACATCGACGAAGCCAGGCGGCGGTGCGAGGAAACTTGCCATCAGCCGGTCGCTACGCCTCCTTCGATCATGAACACCATCATGGCGCGGTTCGAATTGTCGCGGCGGATGTCGCGGATGTTGTAGGCCAGCCCGTTGCGGACATCGCGCACCTGCCAGTCATTGCCGACCAGCGCCACTTGGCTGTCGATGCGGACGTTCATCATCATCGGCTGGCGCCCCTGCAGCCTGGCCGCCAGCACCGTTTCCGAGCCGGGCAGGGTGCGGAATTCGGCCCGCCGCTGGAAGCGCTCGATCCAGCCTGACACGACATTGCCATATTCGTCCTCTTCGTCCTGCCGCTCGTCGAAGGCGACATGGTAGTAAAGCCGCCCGGCGCCGGTCTGGTTGAGCTTTTCCATTGTTTTGGTCAGGCCAGCGCCGGATCCCGGTAGCGGTGCAAGAGCGCCGGCGTCAGGTAGCCCATCGCCACCACATTGTCCTCGCGGCCGGCATTGCGGTCGTCATAGAGTTTCGACAGCACCAGCTCGGTCGCCGCCCTGACGGCACCGGGCAGGTTGCCCTCGGCCCAGTCGACGATCGAGGAATCTTCCGGATCCAGCGTGCCGACGGTTTTCTTGCAGTAGTCGAGCACAATCTCTGAAGCCTCGCCGATCTTCGACTGGATGTCGGCGTCGTCGTCCGTGTGGTCGACGCGCAGATGCCGCTTGGCGTCGGCCAGCGTCAGGAACTCGTTCATATTTTTACTCGCTGCGCATCGCGGCCGCGCTTGGCGGCCAGTGTCCACACTGGCGAGCCGTCGCCCGGCTTGTCGCCGGTATCGGCATTGCAGTGCCACAGCGAGCCGCCGAAGGTCGCCATGTCGCCGCGCTGGTAGCTGTCGGCCTCCCGGTAGACGCCGCGGTAGATCGGCACCGGGATGACAAACGTGAAACTCTTTTGCACATCGCCGCGGGCAAAGCGCACCGTCACCGTGCGGTGACCGTCGTATTCGCAGTCCATATCTTCGACCCCCAGACCGTCCTGGCCATCTTTGCCGGCCGGTCCCGGCAGTCGCGCCAGGGCGCGGATCTCCTCAAGGGCGCGGGTGCCCAGAGCGACCGATACGCTGATCGCCTCCCAGATCGTGTAGCGAGGTTTCATGGCTCTCTCATGCCGCCATTAGCAGGACAAGATCGTTGTCGATGTCGACCGGGTCGAAGCTTTCCGTCCGCACCTTCACGGTGCCGCAGCGCACCCTCAGCTGGACGCCATGGACCGGAACCCAGGCGCGAACCTGTCGCGGTTCAGTCTCGATGAAGATGACGCCGTCATCCGGCTCGGGAACAGGCACCGGCACGCCGATGGCGACTGAGACTGACCCGACTGCGGTGGTGAGTTCTTGGCCAGCCACGCCGACCGAGATCGAGCCGCCGGCCATGACGGAAACGCCGCCAACGGTTGTTGTCAGCTGCTCGCCGGTGACTGCCACCGTCACCGCCTGCTTCGCTGTTACCGAAACCGTGCCGACCGATGCGGTCAGCAGATTGGTGGTGACCGGGACAACGACGGTCTGGACCGCTGCGACGGTCTCGTCACCGACTGCAGAAGTCAGCAGGTTGGTGGTGACGGAAACGTTGGCCTTGCCGACCACGCTGACACTGCCCGCCGAGGTGCCGATCTGCTCGCCGGTGACGGAAACGATCGCCCTGACGCCAGCCGAAACATCGCCGACTGAGGCGGTGACCAGATTGGTGGTGACGGCGACAGTAACTGAAACAGCGCCAGCGCTGCTTGTCTCGGCGACATAGCTGACGGACGTACTGAATTCACGATCGGCGGTTTCACTGACGTATGTCGCGCCAAACGGCCCGCCAATGATGTATTCGCGGCTCATCAGGTGATCACCGGCTTGGGGTCGACATAGAATGTCGAGGATATCTTGGCGGCCTTGACGTAGATTGTGATCGGTCCCTTCTCCTGTGGTGTGATTGTGACGCTCATCGCGAACTTGGTGGTCGAGCCGCCCCAAGTGCCAGAGCCGGCCGGGATATTGGTTCCTGCCGCAAGTCCACTCGCCTTGCCGCTGGTCGCCTTCAATGCAAGAGGAAACCCCGAGGTGCCGAGATATTCGACATCGATCCAGATGTCGCTGTTCAGTGGCACCGAAGCCGTGCCCCAAATACCTTCGATCGTCGCCGTGACAGCAGAGCCGACCGTCTCGTTCCAGATTGTGATCGGCAGGCATTCGAACGGAAATTCCCATTCGGCATTCGCCGTCGTGACGATCTTGGTGCTGATTGGTGTCGTACCATCCGATGCTCCGCCGCTCCTCACGATGGTCGTTTCAGTGGTTTGCGTGCCAGCGTAAGTGTATTTTTCGGTACGATAGTTGGTGTCGCCACTGGCGCAGCGTATCAGCGCCACCTCGACACCGCCTGGGCCGACCGTATTATTGGCGGCGACCGTTACTGATGCGCCGAGCTTGCAATCCTTGAAGATGGCTTGATTGGGAACCAGCTCACTAACTCTGACTAGCGACTTGCCGGAACCCAGAGCGCTCAGGTCGATACCTTCGCCGTAAAACGAACCGGTGAACGAACCGGTGAACGACATCAATTCTGTCGGGATTGTAGCTCCGGTGACAGCGGATGCCGTATTGCGCCAAATCATGCGGCCCTGGCAGAGAAGCCGCTGACTGACATTGGCAAACTGAACAGTTGTGTTTTCCAGAAAAACTGCAGAGGCCCCAGTGCTGATAGTAATGCGTCCAGAGGCGCCTGTTCCGCCCAACCGTAACGCGCAATTCACAAGTTGCCACGTCCGAGATCCTGAACTGCTGACAGTCAGAGTGTTTGAATTCGTTGAACTACCTGCCAGAAAGGTGATGCCATTGCATTCAGCGATTGAGCCGGCAAGCGAAAGCGTACTGGCTCCTGTCACCGTCACCGTGGCTGTCGTCCTCAAATCTGCCGATACAGGCGGGACGCTACCGGCGCGATTGACGCAGTAAATGCGGCACGGAGTCGCCTCGGTACCGGGTGATGTGATGGTCACGTTAGACGCCGCCGTCTCGGCATGATCATGCGCGACCCAGAATGTATCGCCTGCCACTTTGGCAGTGCATGCCGCTGACAGGGTCGTGTAAGCATTCGCCCAGTCTGCGCCAGTGCCACCCCCTGCCGCGCCTGAATAGACATAGACATTTGCCATTCATGCAATCCGGATGATCGCCGTGGTGTCGGTGGGTGCCGGCATTTGGATGGTAAAATCTCCCGCCGAGCTTGACTTGTCGGCGCCGAAGTCCAGCACCACCACCGCCCGGTTACCGTTGGTCGAATTGTAGATCAGCGCGCCGCGCGCGTTGGTGATGGTCGAGGTTGACCAGGTGGTGTCGGCGAAATCGGTGATGCCGGTATTGGTGGCAAGCGTCGGCGTCACATTGGTGAGCGTATTGCCGCCGGCCACGTAAGCGGTGCCGGTGACCTCGTTCGAAGAACTGTAGACCGTCGTTCCGGCACCGAGCGTTGCGCTGCTCGTGTACATGGCGATTTTGAAGACGTTGCCGGTGGTCAGCGTGAAATTGTGCAGCGCCTGCATCAGTTCCGGCTTGAATGTGTTTGCCACCGCTTGCGTTATCGCCATCGGTCATCCCTTTCCATTGATCAAATAGGCGCGGTCGGAGGCCTGCGCCCGTTTCAGTCCGTCGAGCACGATCACCAGCATCTGTTCGCGATAGGCAAAGGCCTGATCGCGAATCGGCTGCGGCGCCGATTCGGCCACCAGGATCAGCCGCTCGACGATGCGGCCAGCGAAATATTCCAGAGAATGGCCTCCGTTGTCGGTGGTCGCCACCGTCACCTGGCCGACCGCCATTTCGGCAAAATCAGTCATCGACCTCGACCTGTTCCAGTTCGGTAATGCGACCATTGGCGTCGTGCGCCTTGACGATCGTCTTCAGCCGCTTTTTCGGCGGCGGTTCCGG